GCCGACACTATACCCCTTAAACATCACACGTTAAGGAGCACCCCGATTCCGTATAGCAAATCGAGCCGATAAGTCTCTAGACTTACGCTATAAATTATATCAATCGTTCTTTCGATAGAAACAGAACCTGATACGATACAACTAGTACCTCCGGGACGCGACATTCAGCGTCTGGTTTCAAAGCCAAACCGGTAGTTGTAGATCAGTCTAATACTGTAAGCAAAACAGTCATTACACTAGATTTAAGGTCCTGCACAATGCAGGAAATGGTTGAAGAAGGATCCTCTCAAAGCTCGAAGAGAGTCTTACATGAATTGAAGCTTGCTTATTCATAACCACTACTTAAATGTAGCAACCAAACTTAAAGGTGGGTCGTACCCAATCGTTAACTGAAGGGAGAGGCGAAATTACTCAAACCCCGATTCCATCAGACACTTTAAGCCTGGACATACTGTACGGCACTCCAGGGCCGCATGCTAAACTTAAAAGAAAGTTTACGTGATATCAACCTACAGCGTGAGACGCCTTGTAGGAAGGGTTTTAACTGAGGAGTTAAAATCAGCCAAACTAAAAATTGGCGGTAAGATAAGGTGCAACACGAACGACAGAGGCCGTAATCGTGGTCGCAGAAGCGGTAAAGTCAAAAACCATTGTTTGACCAGGTGTTAACACATTAACAGTGTATATACCTAAACCAATAGTAGCTGCAGTATTAGCCAGCTGAACGCCCAATAGATTGTTAATTGTGGCCGCCCCAGTTATTGTAGGGGACGTATTGGTCATTACCGTACCAGTAATGTTGTATTCGAGGAAATATTGTCCTGCAACATTAAAGGTAAGTGTGGCGGTGGCTCCAGAAAAAGCGAGACCACCGAGTTGCGTTTGAGTTCCAGTAAAAGGACTAGCGCGAGACGCACTAGTGGTAGTAATACTACCGGACTGCACTGCAGCAGCACCCCCAACCACAGTCTGTGGCTTAAAGAACTCAACATCATACTCAACCCAAAGTTTCCCCCAATTGACAGCAGAGCCGTCAACGGTGCAAACAAATAAGTTGCCACCATCGTAAGTCTTAATATCCAAGTTCGCAGCCAAATTTCCTGTACGAACATACTTACGATTACCAGGCTCAAGGAGCGCTCGAGGATCCAAATCCGTCGAAAACTCAAGAGTCCATGGTACCTCTTCAACACATTCAGCATAAGACGCAGCCGCAAATTCATTAGCGGGCGCAGCATCAGATGCATCATAATCCGGAACAAGCATTATAGATCCCGGAACAGCTGTGGTGGTACGAGTATAATAACAAAATCGTAACTTATTAAACTTGTATTCCTCCCACCCAACAGCTTGCGTAGATAACCAAGGAAAAGCAGTAGCTAAACCAGGGTTAATCGCGAACGTGTTAGCGACAGTAAAGGCAGTTGATCCGGTAATTGTACCGATCAACTCGCGATGAACAATGCGAGCGCCATTACTCGTCCTCTGATAAACAGAAGGACGGGACGAGCGTTGACCGCGAGCTTGTGCTGCGGGTGCCGTCCTTGCGGGCATAACGCCCTTCCCATTCAAAGGTTTTGGAACCGATGAAGGGGTCTTACCACTATTTCGTGGTCTGGATTGATTGGAAGTTTTAGGTCTTGCCTTACCTTTTGATTGATTCATGGGGTCCTCCCGATCATGTAGGATTAAGAAGCCTACGGAGCGACTATGCTCGCAGTAATACGCACAGGCTCAGCTTTGTAGTCTGTAGGCGTTCCGAGATTTAACAACCTTTGTTGCAGTGGTAACCCACTGGTAGATAACGATTCTACTATTCTCTTAGCTCTCCGCCTTAAAGGAGATTTGCTGATTTAAATTACTGGACCCAATGTGCTCTAAAAGCACAGTTTTCTTAAGATCGTTGAGTAAGAGTACTCTTCTGCTTCTGTAAGTATTTACAACTTACGCGGGCTGCCTACAACAAGGGTAGCGGCACAAAAGCAATGGCTCAATCTCTAAACAGACTATAACCATTTGATCGTATGAATCATAACAAACGACGGGATACTGCTAATAACAAGCGACCATACATGGTTCGTCCTCATGAAAGAAGACAGTATCGGGAAAGCTATCTATAACAGCTGATTCCCCCCAAAAATTGGTAATGAGTTGTGCAGCTTTATCTGCATTATAATTCTCATCCGTCGTACGACAGGTAACGTCCTGTCTCCACCAATGTGAAGAACGATCGCTACTAAATTTATATTCAGTAAGTCGAAAGTTTCCAATATTACCGAGTTCTTTTCCCCACTCATCGTGCGCTTTTCGCCACAATCTGAGTTTATGATGTTTATAGGAAAGATTTTCCAACTCACAAGAGTTCATCGGGGCCATCGACCAGTTAGGCGGATGGTGCATTGAGGGTTTCTCTCTGCAAAAAGGAGGCATTGGTGTGTGAGCATCGACACGAATACATTCGTGCGATTCAGGTAAATCCCTGAAATTTCGATTCTCTTTATCGAGATCGATTTGCTCACCAGCGGGTTTAAACAAAGCTCGCTTGTAAGGTTGCATCCAATATTGCTTAGCATAAGCTGCAATTTTCGACTGCCTTTGGTTAAGTCGACTAATAATCTTACTAGATATATTAGGGATGGGGTCGCGTGCATTAATAAAAAGCACGTCATCATCGGCCGGCAAGCCGAGACCCCCCAGTATGCGTGGTACAAACCAATTAATCGCATGGCCGTCATCATCGACTGCCGCCTCCTTTAATGCCTTAGCATTATAGCTCATGAAACGTCTCTTAGTATTCGTCTTATCATGCGCACCTGATAAAATTTCAGGTAGAAGGTACTGGATAGGTTTATCTTGTTCATCAGATAACCTAGCAACTTTACTTTGACCGAGTAACATACCAACATTGTAAAAAGGTATATACTCAATAAGGTCTTTCCGACGCTCATTCACAGAGAAGAGCTGGCTATTGACAGTGCAATAGCGATCGTGAAAGAAGTTTTTACCAGGACTAGGAAATAAACCAAGCTCCGGAAGTAGCTTAAGCCACTTATCATATTTAACAGCGGATGTTCTAAAAAGAATATCGTCACCATTGACGAGAACATTGAGGTCAGTAAAGTCATCCACTTCTGGACATACAGCCTCCCAATAACCACAAAGGTTAATGGCACATAATATGAAAAAACTAAGAACTGAACCCATCAACTGTCCATTCTTCTGAAGGACAGGTTCTAATTCTTCCCCATAACCTGTGGGATAGTGTATCTCGTGCTCATATAGCACTTTACGATAAACGTCGAACTCTCGACGAGTGAGACCACTAAAATGGTACAAACGATGGATAATGCGTTCAAAGAACGCTCGCGTTAAAGCGATTTTAATATTATCCGTCGCTGCAGAGAAGTCACCAGATGCGAAACTTCCCTCGCGTTCACGATTAACCAACCATTGTATATGGTCCTTTGTTAATGGTTCCCCTATAAGGGAGAACTGGGGCATGCGACGCATGAACCCGTGAACATCCAACTGCAGCCCTTTTGCGAAAGCATATGGCGCAGCATTACCTTTAGTAATGTTACGAACCTTACACGGTTCGCAAATTGGATGTACCTTAGCCTTAAGAACAGCATCATCATCTAACTCACTTGCCAAACTTGACAAAGTGACATCAAAGCCGCGTCTTTCAGATACGCCAGTCTTTGGATGGTACGACATTAAAAGTAATTCGTCGTTAGAAGTGTGACCGTTGCGGACTAACTCCGTCAAAAGATGGCCTTTTGCACCGCCATTATTTGTAGGATTTTCCCAACAAGCTGACATACTGAACTCATGCACACGTTCAATATTGTCAAAAGTCAATTGATCAAGAATATTATCAAATTTCTTGACCAGCGATTTCGTTAATCGCTCCGGAGGGGGAGTGGCTTCTAAAGCCATAGCATCCCTATGTTTCTTCATACTTTTCCAGATGAAACCTTCCGGCACGGCCTCAGCTGCGCGTTTGACTTGCGCAATGCTCCAAAAGAGCTGCTGGACTCGGTCACGGCGACCACATACGATCCGGTTCCTCAACCAGACACGTATGCCACCGTGAAAGAGGAGTGGAACTTCTGTCTCATAACAGCCGTTCCTCATTGGTGGAGCAGGTAACGATTCCTGCTTCAAACTCCTCGCATGCATCCACGTAGTCGCGTACTTAAGATAATCAATATACTCATAGTACGTACTACAGTGCAAAAGTGAATGCAAGCAACTGTAAATGGACTCGCCCGAAAAAGTTTCAAACATACGCTTAGGTGCGATGTTATCGGCGATAATCTCAATTAGTCCAATTGAGACTTGTAAAGCACTTACAATCCAATTTACAGAAAACTCATCATCATAACAAATGATGTATGAGGGACCTTCCTCGCGAACCTGCAGACTAGGAAAACAAACCATCAAATCAAGTTTGATGATCCGTTTTTCTGCCGCACTCTTAAAGTGTAGTAGCACAGGTTCACGGTTGTCATTTCGACAACCCAAGGCGAGAGACAAAAGATAAAGTGAACGACAAGGATGTCGTTCAATGTGGGTCTGTGATTCTCCTCCTTTTTCAAGGGAGCGAACCTTCACAGTTCTTACATTATCAATGTGCTCAGGC